GCTACTCCATTAGTAAAGTTTTGACCAAGATAATATGTCTTATTATTTATTGAGGTAGTGAAGCCACTAAAATTGGTGCTGATTGACAGATTATTTGTTCCACCAACGATTGATAAACTACCACCAGATGTTGGTGAAGCAGTAAAGCGCGTCAAATTAAATCCATAGATTGGATTAGTTACAGCAGTTCCTACAGTGTTAAATCCTGCAAGAGTTCTATCTTGCCAATATTTTAAAACACCTGTGGTTTGATCATAACTTACAACTTTACCCACAGCAGTAACACCAGTTCCTGTAGTTTGAGTTATCAGGGAATCTGCGGTAAATTTAGTCGAACTATAACCAACACCAGTTAAACGAAGTGCATAGACTGCACTTGCTTTTTCCGAAATCAGTTTTTGTGAAGAACCAAAAATAAGTGGATTTTCAACTAAACCAATTCTTGCAATTTCGTTACCTGTGATGAAGTCTGGGTTTTCAACATCGTTTTCAATTCTTGCATAGATGAGAATGTTTGAAGCACCAAGTTCTCTGTAAATATCATATCCATGACCACCATTCGGTGACATGATAACATCAAGAACTGGCTCCGTATCTGGTTCAGGGATTCCACCAGCGGCAAGATCAACATTACCGAAAGTATAACCAGAACCTTGGTTTGAAATTGTTACACTATCAACTTGTTGGTCATTGTTGATAACAACGGTACATTCAGCGTTATCCCCGTCACCTTTGATGGGAACTCTAGTGTAAGTTCTGTTAGCAGTTCCTACTCCAACACCTCTGTTTTTAACAACAACAATCTTTACACTACCATCAACTGCATTACCTCTAACAGCAGCAGTTTCTGCATTATTATCCCAATCTGATGGGACAGGAATAAAATCAACAGAATCAAACTTGATCAATTCAGTTGGTTTAATAGTGTAGAGATATTTCCAAACATAACCATCTCCACTAGATCCTGGAGTTCTTGGTTCAAGGTCAGTGAATGTTGGTTCATCCAAAGATGGTTTTCCATCTGGAGTCTCCGGAGTTGTCCCGTTCTGAAGACAGATATAAACTCTGTTATCACTATTAATTACATAATAGTTTGCAGAGTAAAGTGATGTGCCACTTGAGTTTGATGGTGGGTTTGCGACACTATAATCGTGTCTGTAGTAATCATAGGTTGTTCCTGAAGCCCAAATTCTTTTATTAACAACCTGTTTTACATCACTCGGAGTTATTTTCTTGAGAGCAATCATAGTGTCCCAAGTGCTCCATTCATTGGAGAAATTATCTGTAGGACTTGGCGGAGAATCATCCCAGTCACTCTGGATCTCAGTTGGATTTGGAAGTCCAACAAATGCATAGTAAGAATTTACTGAAGTAGAAACTCCAGATACAAAATTCTTAGCATTCAATATTCTAATTTGATCAGTTATGATTGATGCCATCGTTTGGGATTTTAATTTTATTTATGTGCTATAGTCCTGGTATCTTAGACGGTTTGTTCTTCTAATTACCGGACCTGTTGTAATTCCAGAGTAACCTTTCCTGGTTCTGGCAACGTAATTGTGATTTTTGTTTCTATCCGAGAGTTGGAGTTTACCCCAACTATATTCGCCATAGAAATCACTATATCCAAGACCTGGAATACTAAGGAAATCTTCGTGACTTGCAACACTAACGGTCACTCTAGTAAGAGTTGTAACGCCAAATCCAATTGCTGAAGTTGTTGCTATACCGACAGATGCAACTCTGTATACATTATCTATAAAGGTACTACCAATGCCAATTATGCCGGTTTCATGATTATTGGTTTCATCAAGAGATGTGACACCAGATCCAACATTGGAATTAAAGACTGTAAAGTAATATCCAGTTTCTAATCCACTTCTTGATGTGAAATCTGTTATCTCAGAATTTCTAAGAACAGAATTCTCTGGTATAACGAGGTCAAAAGTGAGTCCAATAGGAGCCTCAGTTGTTGATGTGGTTCCAATACCAGTGATTAATCCAAAGTCACCCTCGTAAGAAACGATTGTGTTCTTTTCTTGTTCAATTGTTGGTGGCGAAATAAGAACGATAGGTGAGGATTGATTGGTATATCCAAATCCAACCGTTGATCCAACAGAGATAGCAGAGACAGTTCCTGCAACAGAAACAGTTGCTGTTGCAGTCGCTCGTGCAGTTGTATCAAGACCAACTGGGGTTCCTATTGTAACCTCTGGTGGATTTGAAGAAGTATATCCAATACCACCATTAGAGATCACAAAGTTTTCAATTCCACCAGCATCGGTAACATGAACTGTGGCCGCGGCACCGACTGCAATTGAAGAATAATCAACCAAGGTGATCTCTCTCTGGAAATTCAGATCGATCGCACTCTCATTCTTCGCATTGAACAATGGTCTTGCGTTATCAACAAATACAACTGTAGAACCAATTCCTACCGACTTAATTAAGTTGGCAGTTGGGAAAATAATGGACTCATACAGTTCACGGTTCTTATAGATGTATTGACCATTGACCACTCTATCTTCCATCTGCTTTGTCCAATCGACAGGCCTGTAAAGGGTACTGTCTTCACTCAGAGCAGGTCCATAGTAAACGTTGGTATCAACAGAACTAGAGGAGTTCAGTTCGGTAACAACTCTTGTATTTTGTTGTAAGAAACTTTGCTGACCAAGTGATGGATCCCATCCAATAGTTAGATCATCACCAACCTTAATAGTATCAATAACTTCCTTATCAAGAACATCGGTTCCGCTAGTTCCTTTGTAGATCAGGAACTTAAGGGTGTCTCCTGCTTTAGGAGCCTCTTCGAAAGTTACATTACTACCACCACCGAATGGACCTCTTCTATTTTCAATAAAGAAGTAAGAAGAACCAGGAACCTGAAGAACGTCATTAATGAAGATAATCAAAACGTCTTCAATGTTAACAAGTGAGCCAAGATCTGACTGAAGTGATAATTGTTGTCCAGAACGTGTGATTGGGAATGATTTTCTCTGACCGTCAAATAGACTTGAGAAATCATCAAGAACTTCAATATCACCAAGAGTCCATGCGGAGAAAGAGTCTGTATTAATTTCAAGGACTTCGACTTGGAACTCTTTGAAATCAGAAGACGCTGTAGTTGGGATACCAGTTGAACCACCAGTTGGAATGGTTAGAATGTCTCCCAATCCATAACCAAATCCAAAGTTAGCAAGAGAGAAACTAATTACACTAGAACCTTGACCAACAGTAACGTTAATCTTAGCGCCAGTTCCACCACTACCAACAGAGTCAGAACTGTATTGGAGAGCGATATCAGAATATGGAAGAGGTGGATCAATTATAACAACAGGAGGATTCGTAGAAGTATATCCAACTCCTGGATTTGTTACTGCAATGCTAACGATGTTTCCATTATTAATGGCAGCGGTTCCAATAAATGCAATGCTTGGAGTTCCTGTGGAAGAAACTGCAACGCCAACATTAACGGTCGTTTGAATTCCGCTTCTATAACCAGAACCACTATTTCCGATAGAGATAGAGGAAACAGTTCCTGCTGCAGAAATAACAGCCGTGCCACCAGCACTAACAAGTGGTTGATATCCAAATCCATTTGTTCCTGCAACGGAAATGATGACACCACCAATAGGAACGTTCAAATCATTTGGATTATATACCGCTGTGGTGCTAATAGATCCTGTGAAAGTTACCGATGTAATTCCAGAGGTTTCGCTTAATGTATAATCGTTAGTTGCGCCAGGACCCTGTACGATTCCATTAACAAGAAGAATAGAATTGAATGTAGAAACACCAATAACATTTGAACCACCAGAGGTTAAAGTATATGTGTCTCTAGTTCCAGAGAAGTTTTGAGAAATATCATCAAAGATATAGTTCTTTGTATAAGTTTCATCAGAACTACCAACCACTCCAGATCTCATAAAACTTCTACCACTGAACGTAGAAGACGATGTAATTCCAAGGAAGTCGCGTTCATCACCTGGTCCAACAGAAGTTCCAATCGGACTCTTGCCAAATGGAGCGTCAATGAAGCTCAGAGTGCTTCCTACGATGTTGTAATTGCCTCTAAGTTTGGTTATGGGTGTTCCACTAGAATGTGCAACTAAAGTCGTTCCTGCGAGCGCACGAGTGAGTTTAATCGCATTTGTGCTTCCAATACCAACACCTTGAACCTTCATAATTTCATCACCAATCTTAACTGAGTCTCCTCCAAAGAATGATGTTATTCCAGAGAAGAATGCAATGTCTTGCGAAATGCTGAAGTCTCGTGATAATGATGTTGTTACAGAAGTTCCTACGATAGGAGTCTGAACGACATTATCCAAAGAAATTAGAACTTTATTGTTCTGTTTGGTAGATGTAATAACATGAGATGTGCCAATACCAACAGAGGTAAAATCAAGTGCGATTGGAATCGTTCTAAGAGCATTCTCTGCAGTTGCTGCAAGTTGAATCTTCTTCTCATCAACCTTAATAGCAAAGACAGTTTCTGGCAATTTATCAGTTGATCCAACACCAGGAATTGTTGTAGCTGCAATTCCAATGCTATTTGTACTAACACCTGAGGTAGTGTAAGTAACTTCTTCGCCACTTACAAAGAAATGGTTTGGAACAAGAATGGTGCTAGCATCTACATCAATAATTGAATCACTAGAACCATCAAATACTCTCAAGAATACTGGATTATCTTTATGAGTCAGGAAGAAATCTTTCTTAACTTCAACTTCAGTTCCAGTGTATACTGAGAAGTTATCTTCAATTGCAATATTATTGAGTTGTACATTTTCACTAATATCACTGGCTTCAGTATCTCTCAAAGCGTGAGTAAACGTCTTGACGTGAACATCGATTCCAGAATTTGGTGTGAATGTTAACTCGGTTCTATCACCAGTTCTAACTCCTCCCATGGTTCCAAGACCAGCGAAGGTTTCAATGTTTGCATACTCGGTCAAGTATACTTCATCATCATCGTCAATGATCAGAACCTCAGACAATTGGTGTCTGTTGTTTGATGTATCAGAAACTTGAACGATACAGTAACCAGCATCAAATTCATTTGCAAAACTTGCAATTCCAACAGCAGTTGGAGAACCAGAAGAAGTAATTGTGGTTGACTTAGCAGTCAAACTACCAAATGCAAGATTAATCGTGCCGATGCCAATATAAGATTCAGTTGCAAGTCCAACCGTAATGGTATTGATTATGGTTGTTGTAATGCCTGGATCCGAATCGTAACTTACAACGACATCTGAACCCGACAAATATACTCCATATGTTCCCATTCCAATTGCAGAATATGCGTCTTGAGAGTGAATACTCAGTTGACCATACTCAAGCAACTCAACTTCTGTGCCATCATGAATGAGATTAAGTTCGTCATACTCAATTCTACCGTCACTAGCCTCAGCAAGAACCAGTATCTTAGCGGATCTGAAGTTCGATGCAGTTGTTCCAATTCCAGATAAAGTTGCCAAGGTAACGGTGTTGCCACCACCAACAGTGACACTTGAAGATGCGAGACTTACCAGAGATCCAGTAAATCCTGTTGAATCCCCGATTGTAGTGCCACCGATTGAAGAAACAACATCACCGATTTGATCCATTGAATAGGATAATGTGATGACGTTGTAGTTGTTTAGTCTAGACTTAATTGGGAAGAATCTCAGTACAGAATCACTACCCTCAACAACAGAGTCAAATGAACCAAGGTCTAAGACAGGATCAAGTCTGCCATATTGGTTAATCATGGATATTCCACGGACAGTATCACTTAAAGTGGTAACCAACAACAGTTGTCTTTCTTTAGTAAAGAGTCTGTCCTTCACGTAAGTAATATACTTTTGCAATCTTGACTCAGAAATGGCTCTTCTAAACGCATCACTAAATGGAGTTGGTCTCGGGAGATTATTGAACAAACCACTAATATCATCAATTCTCAGAACTCTGTTAGTAATAGACTCTGAATAGTCTGTCAGAATTCTTGTGGTAAAGTTAATTTCATCAGAGAACGCAACAACTCTATTAGTCAAGTAATTTTCGTGAACCAAGTCAAAGTTTGAGTATTTGTTAACGTTATACAAACTGTCAATTTTAACTTCGATTAGTGTTCCGTCAATTGGAGTTGGAGTTAATTTAGTTGTAGGAACAGATTCTACTTGAAGATCACTAAACTTTTTAAATCCAGCAGTGTGATTCAAAGAGCTGACAACGTTGTTCCACTTTTCAAACGGAACTTGAGATTTAATTGAATATGAGAAGTTCTGATAGTATTCGTTATCATGAACTTTCTGTAGTTCATTGTTTAAGAATCCTGTTGTATATTCCCAACCGCTCTCAACAACGGAGAAATAATCTAATGAATACTTAGAATCAAAAGCGATTCTTTCTTTTACAAGGCCCTTAGATCCAGTAACCTCTGAAAGAATTTCAGTTCCAACCTTAAAGTCATTATCACTTTCAACAACCAGATACTTACTTTCAGTATCTAACTGATAAACTTTACCAACTGAAGTTCCATCAGTAATTTCATCTTGTTCTCTAAATCCTAAAGTTTCAAGAGTAGGATCAAATGTTGGGAAGAACTTTTCTGGAACTATGACTCCAGATGAGTTACCAGTATTGTAGAAACCAGGTATTTCACCAGACTCAAGGAATCCTGCCATACTAAAGGTTACAATTCCAATTCCTCCAAGATTTGGATGAGTTTTTGTAACTGTAAACAAGGAATAATCATAATTTGCAGAGTTATATCCTAAACCAGTAGATCCAACACCAACACTAGTATTTTCAACAAGTATTTTATCATTTACTGTGAATGGGAAAGTATTGATAGTGCTAAAGGAGTCTCTTAAAGTAACTGTTACATCTTGAGTGGTAGAATCAAAAGTCATGTTAGAAACTCTGATTCCGTTGGAATTTTCAGTAGGAATGAGAGTCGGAGTTACATTAGAAAGACTGAAAGTATTTCTAACAATATCTAAAGTTTCTTGATCTCTTACATAACGCAGGTCAACATCTGGAATAACTTTCTTGGTTCTTCCATCAACAACTACAATCTTTGGAGGAACGCTATAATTTTTGCCGAATGAGGTAACTCCAACACGAGAGAAACCTGCAAGTTGCTCAATTCTAAGAATTTGAGGTATTTTAGTATCTGGTCTCAGTGTTCTATCAGCAGGATAGTCAAAACCAATATTTTCAATTGTTGTTTTACTGATCTTACCAATCGACTTACTTGAAGCTTCAAGAATTGCTCCAGTTCCCGTAGAAGATGTTACAGTTGTAATACCTGGAACTTTTGTATATCCCTTTCCTCTATTATTGATCAGAACATCAGTGATTGCACCATATGCAGTTGTAGAATTTGTCTTATAAGACAAAACAGATTCTGTAGAATTATAAGTATCTCTTTCAGGATATTCTGGTAAATTGTATGTAAAGGTATTATCAGAAGTTTTAATAATACTATATTCACCATCAAAGAGACTATCCCGAACAATGATTTCATTATTTAAAGAAACATCAGAATCATTTACAATTTCTCTATTAACCAGTGGGTTGTCACTGATGTTTAGTGGAATAAGTTTGTAGTAGAGAACCGATGGTGTAAACTTATCAACACTCAGTTTAATGGTTGCATCTGTGGTTACACCAACAGTTCCTGTTCTTGTAACATCGAATGTTGCATCATTTCCATTTGTATCATATAGATTGTTAAAGTTTGAATCTGTATAAAGTTCAAACTTAAATGCAGGGAACTTGATTCCACTCTTATTGTATGAAAGAGAAACATCAGATAGATCAAAAGTTACATTTGAATCTCTATAAAGTTTCAGTGGAGGGTTGACAGGGAAGATAGTTCCGCTAGAAGAACTTGTGATAGAAACAAAAGAGGGAACTGCTCTGTTTGCATTAAACTTGCTTTCGGTAAGTTTAATGTTATTTCTATCAACGACATAAGCATAATACTCTTTGTCGCTTGCAAGGCCTCCAGATGGAGATGAGGATGAATGTATTACCTTTTGTCCTGTAACTAAACCATGATTTGCGAGATAAAGATTATCGCTACCTGTGGTCACATTTCCAGAAGTAAATGCGATTCCAGTGGTAACCAGTTTTCTATTTGGTGCGTTATATTTGATTGCAAAAGAAGTTGAGATTGATGGATTAATATCGACAAATACAGTATCATTATTAAACAATCCATGTGTTCCCGCTGCAGAAACTGTGACCAAATTCTTTTCAACATTTCCTGTTATTGTTTCTGGATAGGAAATTTTGAAACTATGATGTGAACCAGTTCCTAAACCAACAAAGTAAAGAAGTTCCTGATGAGAGGTTGTTGCAGCTGCTCCAACAAATACACCAGTTGTTCCCAATCCAACTCTAACTGTAGAAAGTCCGATAGAATCTTCGTCCAGTTTTGCGACAAAAAGGAGTGAGTGGTTTGTCAGAGGAATTGAAGAACCACCACTAACAGTAGCAACTCCGATTGTATCTCCAGTATTTGTTTGATATGTCAGTGTATCTCCAGTTTCAAATCTATGATTTGGCAGATAAATTGATCTAGTTGGTACAAAGTATTGAGTTATCCCTGCTCCTGGATTTGAGAAGTTAAGAGTAATTCCAATTCCAACTCCAGAATTAGTTCCAAGACCCACGGATTCCAGTGGATCAAAATAATATTCTCTATTTCTATTTCTATTAAACGCAGTTGTGTATCCAACATTTACTGTAAAACTTCTTGGTTGAGATTCTACAAACGCTGTGGCTGTGTGAGCAGCAGAAACTGTATCATTTACTGCTCTCAGAACTCGAACTCTAGAAGATACTCTATCAACATTTAAAACTTTAACTTCTTCTGAATCGACTTTAAGGATATCATTTTCTCGGATGAAGTCTGGATTCAGGTTTCCAAACAGTGAGAAATAAGTTACTATTCCAGTGGTATTTGAGTTGGATAATGCCTTATCTAATCTATACTTGCTTGTAGTGACGCCGATCTGATAAGATCCTTCAAGGAGAGATGAAGTTGTCGATAGACCAGAAATTATAACAGTATCAGCATTTAAGAATCCATGCTTTCCAGTATTGATTCCAATAAAGTTTCCATTAATTCCTACTGGATAAAATTCTACTCCATCCAAGTTGGAACTAGAGACAGATACTGTTCCTACACCAACACCACTAACTTTGTGAACCTTAGCCGCAGCAAAGAATCCATCAGTTTCATCTTGTTCAAAAACAACTTTGTCGTTTACTCGATAATCTGAACCACCAGTGATAATTCCAACAGAATCTACAGATCCTTTTTGAACGTGTTTAATGATGGAGTCTTGACTTACATATTTGTATGATTGACTTACATATTCATAACCACTATTTTCACCTCTCAGAGAATATGGGTAGGAATTTCTAATCCAATCAGAAGCGTTCAAATCAACATCATCTTGATTTGATTTTCTTCTATAATTAAACGGATTTGGTTTAGAGTTGAAGTTCTCTCCAACTAAGTATGGGAACTGTGGTTTTTTGAAGTTCTTAAATACTCCGTCAGATGATGGTGTCAGATCAAAGGTGGAGAAATACGCATAAGTTCCGTTTGGATATTCTGGTGTAATACAGAATCTTCCATTGTTTTGATCAAGAACAGCTTCATCAGTCGAATTTGCCCAAGAGAAATCTTCAATAAAGAACTCTTCTGGGAATATGCTCAGGGGTGGCCTATTTGGTTTAATATCAAGAGAATATCCAGACTTTAATTGTACGATTGTTCCACCAGATTTTGTTGAATATCCAAATGGACCATAGATCGGGTGTCCATCATAAGCCCATCCGATAATTGGTGAGTGATTATCATTGTTGATTCTTTCTACACCATCAACAAGGTTGAGGTCTTTTTTACCGTAAAGGATTCTTCCACCCTGATCAGTTGCATATACAACTTGTCTCAAACTTCTTGGCGCATATACATATGAACACTGAAGTTCATTTTGAATATTAGTTCCTGGAGAAATGAATACATCATCTTCAGTGATGTTAGTCAAATTCTTGGCAAATTCATTAATTCTCCAAGATTGTAAGTTTACGTTAAATACTGCTCCAGATCCTGCAGGTTCTACAGTGATTGAGGTTGTAGAAACACCATATCCAATACCAGCTTGATTGATGTTTACTGATTTAATTGCGCCTTGTACAGTTTGACCTGATGCATTGAGTCCTGGACCAATTTCAGGAACAAGAATTGCACCAGTTCCATTTCCTTTATCAGATACAATTAGTCTTGGTGGAGAGTTATATCCAAATCCAGAGTTATCTACGATGACATCTACGATCTTACCCTGGGCGTTGACAATGGGAGTTAACTCTGCGTCCTGACCAGAAAGAAAGTCTATGGATGGCGATCTCTTAAAATTAATTACTTCCGAAGATCCATATCCAACACCAGAGTTTTCTAAATGGATAGAGGTTATTTCACCTCTTACTATTGGTTGTACAACTGCTTGATATGTCTTTCCTTCTACTGAGGATATTCCAACAGAACCAATGAGTTCTACTTTGATGTCTGGATAGTTGAATGTATGCGTTCCTACACCAACATTTGTGAGATTTTCATACTGTTTTGTCTTGTAGTAAAAATCATTCGTTGTTGTGCCAAGACCAACAACAGAGAGTTTAAATGAATCTCTATCCACTACAGTTACGTAGTAATCACTAGTTGTTGAAAGTCCTGTGACTTCTGTGCCATCTACAGAGTAAGATACTATTTCACCACTCTTGAAATCGTGATTAGGAATTGAAATTGTGTTTAGAGCTGTTATGATTCCAACAGTTCCGCAAGTTCTTTTTTTGTTCTGATATCCTTCACCAGAATCAACCAAAGTGATCGTATTAATAATCGCTTTTCCATTTAAAGATCGTAAAGCATGATATCCTATGCCATAATCAGATATGGAAATCGTATTAATACCAGAAATTGAATCATTCAGTTTTGTGTGAAGTTTAACCGTTTGTGGATCTACTACAGAAACAAAATATGTCGCATCTGTGGAAAGTCCAGATAATGCCTGCTTTCCAAAAGTACGATATATAATTCTTTCTCCATTCCTGAATTTGTGATGCGTGGAGAATCCGATTCTACCAACAGAAGAAGTTGCTGAGCCAATTCCAATAGAACCAATACCCGTCGAATTAAAAGTAACTTCATGAGGAACTACGGATAACTTTGCTTCAGCAACTGCATTTCTAGTAGGATTACCACCAGAAATTTTTACTTTAGGAACATCCAGGTAATCAAAACCAGGATCTAAAACCCTAACTTCATCGAATTGACCGTTTACTGCTAAAAATCCTGTGGCACCAGTACCAATAATTGTTCCAGCATCATTTTCGTCTTTAATTCTTAAAACTGGAGGATTAACAACATCGTAATTTTTTCCTCCAGAAACTACATCAATACTATTGATTCTTCCATAATATACAAAATTCTTTGATTTATAATTAAGGACTTCAACCCCGTTAATTAAAATTCCATTATACCCCGATGTAGTCGGATGTTTTACACCATCATTGACTGGATTTGCAACTTCTCTTAAGAGTTTTTGAGGTTTGATACTCTTGTTTTTGAAGTTGTATTTTTCAATGGTGTTTGAATTTATAGTAACAATTGGAAGTGATGAAGATACTTTTTGGAAAATGTTATTATATAAGTTAGAAGGGCTCTTCGCCAACTTGATGTTGTTTTCATCGACTCTCCTTATAAAGTATAATCCCTCATCAAAACCAAGTGTTGTTACAATATCTCCATCTGCATTTTTCTCTGGAGTGTAATAAACTGCATCTCCAGTGTAGTAGTTGTGGTCAATTCTATCAGTAATTTTAAAAGTATCTTCTTCGGTACGATATGTTCCCGAAAAAGCAACTTTTTGAGTTTTTGGATTGATTTTAATATCAGAAAAGTTAGGAATCGAAGGTGCTGCTACTAAGTTTTTACCAGATTCAGAGTAAACATTTTGTATATCAGTCGTAACTTCACTGAGATTTTGGTGAATATCTGAATCTACTTTTGATAAAGTTCTTGTAACTTTAAGAATAGTATCTGGGTTGGCAACACCAAAGCCTCTAATCAGACATGTTGTTTCATTGAACACATCATTAACGATGAAGTTTTCAATAATTTCTTCACCAGTATCCGTTAAGTTTAGTTTATCGCCAATTTTCAGAATATTAAAATCCTTAGTAACAAGTCTGAAAATACCGTTAGCGTCGTCAACGAGAGTTAATGATTCAACTTCATAATTCTGAGCAGTATTAAAGAACCAATTATTTGATCTTACATCTTCTCCGATTCTACCTAAAGACTTAATTTTGATCCTAGAACCAATTTTTTGATTATGAGTGTTGTTAGGAACTTCTAAATCATTGAGAACAGATCTGATTTTGACTCTAATTCCATCAGTTTTTCCAAGCCCTGCAGAATATGCAAATGTATTTTGATCAATTTCTGCGCTATCACCAATCACTGAAGTTACACCATCAACCCCAAAGAACTGGTTTACTGTTTTTGAAGTATAAGATACAACACCAACGGTGGAATTTTTGTAGATTACCGACAAAGTTCCAGCACTGGGGAAACCCAAAGTTGAATCTACATCAATAATAGTTTGTCCAATTCCAACTTCACCGATTACCTGAGTTTTTGCATGTGTAGAGAACTGGTCATATAGTAAGTTTGAAGTACCTGTATTCTGAATAAAAGATCCATCAATGCCTAATCTATAGAATACGTCTGTTAGAATACCAACAGTAATTCTTTCTACGCTAGCAACAGGTGAAGATGCTCTAGAAATGTTCTCATATGCATCTTGAAAAAGTGTATTATTGACTAAATCGAACGGATCTCCAGAAACTGCTTCTACAATAATACTTCTTTGCTTCTTATAATTTGCAAAAGATGGAGAAATTACGTAATCTCTTGGACGGATGATCTCTACGTTTTCTCCGTAAAGAGCCTTGAAAAGAATTTTGAAGGATACATCAGTTCCTCTTGTAGAGTAAAAATCCTTAGAATGGCGAATAAATTGTGGTTGATTCAGATCTGCATCCAAATCTCTGGTTTGAAGTCCAGGTAAAACTTGTTTTTTAACTTTTGTCAGAAACTCATTCAAAAATAAAACACTCAGGTTTTCAACTCTTGCATCTTCTGAGTGAGAATCTGATGAGGAAGTCGAAAATACTAAATCTTCCGTGTCATCAGGGTTTCTAAATGAAGTAATTCCACTAAAACCACGAATACATCCTGTAAAACTATTGGTCGTGATTCCAGTATATGTAATGATTTCATCGTTAATACGAATCAAACCATAGTTCTGAGGAAATCCATCAGTATTATCGACAGAGATAGTGCTGTCAATACTATCAACACTTGAAGAGAGAGATGTGAATCCTACAGTATTTCCACATTCATTTAACTTAATGTAAGAATCAATATTTTCTATCAGGTCAATTGGTCCACCCTGATATTCTTGACCTCTATAATACTCAGTCAAAAACTCCCCAATCAGAGGAAATTCGTCCCTTACGTATGCAGGTAACTGACTCTTAACGATTTTGTTAAACTGAACTCTCTTTTCCGCCATCTCTTTATCTTACAGTGTTATGTTAATGATTAATATGGATTGTTGCTTACATCTCTGTAACTAGAGCTGCTTGTATAGTTGGATCCTGATGTATCCGAGCCAGAACTAATTTCATCAATAATCATTTCTACATTACTAGTATCTAGTTGCAAATATAAGTCCTGTAATCCAATCACGTCATTGGAGTGCGGGAGGGCTCTGATTTCCATGATTTGCTGACCATTTTTGTTTTTACCAGAAACAATGTTAATGGGATTCAACGTAATACGACCTTTCATATAATCGATTCTGCCAACATCCTTTCTTCTTATAATTGGTGCGGTAGATCCTTCAACTGGGAGTGAATATAAAATGATAGAACCTGTTTTCCTGCTACCTGGATCTGGAATGTCTGCAATGTATACATCATCACTAATGTCAAGAACTTTGAAAGCACTTGATGCAATATTGTATCCACTCATTGATGCAATATGAAAGTGATTACCAAAATCAATTGCATACTCTGCAAACGCACCAATTGCAAGACCCAAGTCCCTTCTCATCTTCAAAGTGGTAATATTTGATGTAATTGAAGGGTGACTTTGATCAATAATTCTCAAAAACTTACTATATTTGAATCTTGCGCCATACCTATTTAATTCAGTAGATTCCTTGTACTTTGTAATCGTTGATTGGACCAAAGTAGAGACAAGTGCCGAATTTTGCGCTAAATTGCTGTTATAATAGACTTTACTATCAGTTTCAATGTAAAGATACTTAAGATCTAAGATTTCTGGGACAATTCCCGCAACTGCATATTTCTTGAGATCTCTTTTGATGTTTTCTTTGATTGAATTTGGTACAAAATCACCATTTCTTGGTTTTATGCTAATAAAAACCTTTCCATATTGCGGAGGAACCAAATCTTCGCCTCCAAAAACAGAAATTGACTCTGCTTCCGAATAAATTTTGTTTGGAATTAAAGTTTCATAGTCATTCGACGTTAAAGCCCTGTTTTGAGTCGAATATTGGAAAGGAGCGAACTTTTTAATTGACTCAACGCTTTCAATTTGCTCTCCGCCGCTTGAAGACCCAAAAGTCGAGATCAAAGAGATGCCACTTGTAACGACATACTCAATAGAATTCCTTACATAGGTCAATCTCCCACTAAATGTCAAATTAGAGACGCCATTTGCAGCATCACCATTCGTTACTATGTAAGAAACCTCAACTACATTGCCATCGGAGAGTTTTTTACCAAATATTCCATCTCCAAAGATTAATTCGTACTGTTCATCCTCAATTTCTTGAATAAAGTAGATTGGAGACGATGCAGTTACCGTTGTTCCTTCATTTTCACTGAATAAATCTTCTTGTCGCGTGTAATTAACCGAAACTGACGATGCCGAGTTCTCTTTGACCGTCACTTTGAGTGTAGAAATGTCAATTCCAGAGTTATCAAGAATAAATCTCTGCTGTAAGTTTCTATCCGACTTTGTAAATGACTGATTTACAAGAGAACCCTCATAAATGTCCAATTCATCGAAACTTGCTACACTATCGATGATCGGAACTGTCTTATCTTCGCTTAGGCTAAAGACAAATGACTGTCCGCCGAACTGATTGCCCGTAGAAGCGACTGGACCCTTCTTCAAGGTCAAGGAAGAGGGCGTTGGTGAGACATTTGAGGTGTCTACAAAGAAGTTGATTGTAGATATCGCTGCTTTCTTTGATCTTGGTAAATATCCAATATTTCTTGCAAGGGCAACAACGTTTTCTCTTAGTGTTGCGCTGTCCAAAAACACTTCATTGGACACCATATTTGCATTATATGATGTAATGTAAGTGTTATATGCCAACACGTCCAAAATCGTTGACAGGTTCGATCCTTCAAAGTCATAATCCGTAAAATTGGAGTTAGACTTTAGATAGTCTCGAAGTGTTGTTTTAATCTGGTCAAAATCAAGACCAGTAAAGTTCTGAAGTGGCATTTATCGAGTTGGCAGCAAGAGAAATTCTAATTGTTGCGGTGGAACATCAATTCCGATGATTCTGTATAAAATTGTCGCATTGAATTCATTGGCATCATAATTTGGTTCAATGATGACATCAATCAATTCGACTCTTGGCTCATGATTTCGAATGGAATTTTCTATTTCATCGCGTATGGCGAGTGCTGATACATCATCAACGATTTCAAAAAGTAACTTGGAGACGTTAGATCCAAAATTTGGATCAAAAACCTTCTCTCCAGGTGATGTAAATACAATATTTCTAATTGAACGGGCAATTGCGGTCGCATTAGTAAGCGCAATCAAGTCATCATTCAGAGGATTAATCTGAAATGACATACTAATATCTTTAAATGCTTGACTGACCCGTTGTAACGGCATTAGAAATTACAAAAATACAAGTTATAACTTATTTATTACCCATATTTACCTAAAATTCGGTCAGAGGAATGGGTTCAGTACCGTATTCCCAGTCATCATAGTCTTCATCATTGCGAATTTTTTCATGTAGTTCCCTTTGAACCTTAAAATCGTGCTTTTTAGGCGTCAAATCGTCATTGGCGATCTCTCTAAGCATCTTTTGATGCTGTTGATTAGCTAAATTGTCCAGAAAATCGTGCATTTTTACTCCTGATCAGTTAAATCAGAACTTTTTTCGGGGTTACTATCCCGCTCTTTTGCAGTTTTCCAAAAATATTCGTCTTCACGACCCATTCCAAGGCGTTCAAACCCATTTTCAACCTGATAATACTGTGTCGAGACCTTAAAATCGGGCATTTTGGGGTCAACAGGTGTCAAACTATTGTCATAGATACGCATTCTATTGTTAGGATACAGTGCATATTGACCATTTTCGAGCTCAATCAAGTTATGAGACTTATGTTCAGCAGGATTTTCACTTGTTGCATAGTCAACCACCTCAGGATCCTGATGATAGTTATCGATTGTACAAATGTATGTACCTTTTTGAATACCAAAGTCGCGTGTGTACAGTTCATAGTCCATCGATCCAATAAACTGCTTAGTGACAGCCACAACACCGTAATCCATGCAATTCCAGAATTGTAGGTTAGGTAGGTCCATATCAGGACTTGGCGTCTCAGGGGCGCTTACAAAGGCGCTGATGGGCAGTTTATCGTACATAGCAGCATACTCTGGTAAGTATGTCTCAAAATAAAAAGTGCGCCCAGGTATCGACTTACACGACACCCAAACGCCCTTTACAAATTCACCATGACCAAATTGATGGTCGGTGAGATATTCTTTTCTTACCCATACCTCAACGGCAGGTAGATTACAAATTAGTGCAGACATGAAGTAACAAGATCGTTACATCTATTTACCCTGTCCCCTATACTTCTTCTTTTTACCATTACGAGACGTTGCCGAGAGAAGCGTCCGAGAAGACTTGCCTTGACGAGTCTTCTTCGGCGGCCCGGGTTCAAACGTCGTCTTGTTCATTCCACCACCTTTAGCCATGAGTCTACCTCCAAGTTAAATCAAATAATACGAGTCTTTTCGTGACCGACGCGAATCCGAGGATCGCACCAGATTTCCATGCCTTCTTCCTTGGCATCAAGACAGAATGAGACATCCTCACCACACATGTCTTGAACACTGCCAGATTCAAAGACTTGCATCTTCGGAGCAAACCAAGGATATTCGAGATTTTCGAAGACACCGTTCTTAATCATCACCCATCCAAAACCAGTGTAGTCTACCGTGAATGGTTTCTTACGCTTGGACATTGTTTCGACAGTTTCGTGATTCATCACTCCACCATTCTTACGGAAATCATCCTCTTCCAACCAGTGTGCGACAGAAGTTGTGTGACCATCCTCAGTAGCATACCAACCTGCGACAATTTCACGCTCGGTTCCATCTTCACTGAGAGCCAGATCACAGAGTTGCCAGAACTTGTTTGTATCAAAGACAATATCATTATCAATCCACAACTGATAATCATACTGCAACTTACCGTCCCAAGGAGTTTGCTTCGGACCCCTCAGAACATTTGCTCCGAGAACCTTGCATCGTGCAAAGTTTACCATTGAAGAATAGTCTTGAGAGATCTGAATACTCATACCGTTCTGTACCATATCAAAGCACAGTTGTACAAAGTTCTTCAGAAAAATATATGAACATCCACGTCCAGGTAGGCAGAATACAATTGCCTTACCTCGCATCCGTTCCTTTACTGCGTCCAAATCCCATTCTTTCTCGGGAGCCTTTTTGGGCGCAACTGTCTTTACTGTAAATCCTTTAGCCATAAGATTGAATTACCTTGATGTTCAATTCTATCAGTGTATATAGTCCCTGTCAATACGAGGAATTGTTCTGTGCTTCTCTATTCACAGTCACTTCCTCATATGACAAATCCTCAAGAGTATAATCAGTTTGCATCAAACCAACCATGCCTTTGAGGGTGTTCCATGTTACGTTGAAATCCTCCTCTTTTATGCTATGGAACAAGCAACGGTCCTTCGCATAAATGTGGAATAATTTTTCCTTTGGGCTCATTTTTTTCCTCCGGAAATTTTTTTCATATTTTCTAAAATTTTTTTTGTTTTATATATCGAACGCGAATTGTCACCTCTGTAGGTTAGGGTAGTTAGGCGTTTTTAAACCACGCCCGCCGCCCGATATAAACGAACCGCGCCAAACACTGTGGTTACGGTTATATCAGAGTCTAACACATAAGGGGCAGAGTGTCAACAACTGCTGCCCCACTGATTAACACTCACTGTGCTGCACTACATGCATCTTTAAGCTTCTGCAGAGCGATGTTATTTTCCTCCACAATATCAGCAACGATAACATCGAGGATCTGAAGAATCTCGGTGCCGTTGTTACCAACCTTGAGCATACCGAGTGCAGTTGTGTGAGTCATATTTGAAAGCGGTGTGTACACTACTCAGACACTTTACAGGGCCCACTGATACTAACTCACCAGGTGTCAGGTGTACTTAAGTCCTCTACATATGCCTCACAGTGTTCATTACCCTCAAGCTCAAAAAGATCTTCCCAGTGAATCTGATACGGATCGAAGTCACCCTGGGTCTCCAATTCTAGCGTAATTCTATAACGCTGCTTTGATGCCTGACGATAAAGAACTGACATGATTCTTTGCTCCTGAGTGGTGATGTTCTACTATAAGATCTCGGAGGGATATTGTCAACTACGCTGTCCATATTTATAAGGGTCGCTGATATTTTTTGCGTGTCAATCCCTGGAAAAACTTATGGGCGGGGTCTTGACATTTTCGCGGCGAGGTGATAGCCTGCTCGCTTAGATCACAAGACCTGAGCACATTTAATAAGGCAATAAAATCACTCCACAGATACTACACAGACACCACAGATATACCACTAAGTAACTTCAACATAAAAAACGAAAGTATATTTATAAAGCCATTTTTAATCCCTTTTTTAACACTTTATGTATCAATTCATACCAATTAGTGTTAATAACTGCTCTTCTCTATCTAATAAAAAAGACCCCTAATCTAGGAGTCTTTCATGAGTCTTTCGATTGTATTTCTTCTCTCTTCCATAACATCTACTAGATTGGAATCAAGTAAACTTATCAAGAGATTTGCACCTAGAATAATGATAAGTGCAGAGAGGAAAATTCTCATAATAAATCAAGCAAAGATGTAACCATTGTCGAAATCACGGGTCACATTGTTGTCACGAATGTACCAGCAATAATCCTTCTGAAAAACACCATCGGTGACAGCATTACAGAAGCGGTCGATGAGTGCGTTCAAGCGTGATTTAGTGGTGTTGGATTGCCAACCTCCATCAAAGATTTGGAGATAGTCATCACCAACCTCAGCAATCTTGTTACCATGAAGACGAACAATAGAAACACCATTCTCTTCATTATAGTGAACAGAAGTGTTTGCAGATTGCCAGTTCTTGTTGTTAGCAACTGCTTCGTTCATCAGGGTTTCGATCTTACGCATGTTTGAAAATTAAAGGGAAAGTTGTTCTTACACTATAGGGACACTTTAGGTGGCCCACTAATTACATTCCATTGATAAAATCATGGAGTGCAGCATCATATTCTTCTTGAGTTTGATATACTCTACCATGAATGTTCAGTGGGAAAGTTTTATCAACTCCTGCTGCTGCAACTGTCTCACAGTCAGCACGATCATAACCCATTTCAATGAGATTTTCGACGTAAGGATTTGTCATCATTTGTTTTCAGTAAGGCGGAAGATTGCAGCGATCTTATCTACAACTCGGTTGTAAATAATCTCATCATAAGTGTCATCACCATCAAAGTGATCTTGATATTCAGAGAGAGCACGATCGATGATAGTCCACTCATCATCTGTAAAAAGACCTTTGTAGATAGTGGCAGACATTTGTTGATCAGTCATAATTAAGAAAGTGAAATTAGTGTATCAGTCGCGGTCAGAAATGTTCCAAGTTCCATAAGTTGCATTGTCAAAATCTGCATCAGAACATGCGCGACGGCAGGCGCGTTCTTGACGCTCAGCTTCAAGAACTTCAAGTGCAATAGATGAGAGGAAAGAGTTGGAAGCGGCAATGCCGTTGGAGTCAAATTTCATTGGTTTCTTGTTCATACAACTGAGACACTTTGCAGGGCCCACTAATTATTCTTCTAGCAAATGTGGGTAGTATTCTTCTACCTCTGCAATCAATTCATCAACAGAATACTTATCATAACTCTCGCTCATGTTATCATAAAGAATCGCCATCATAGTTTTGATGTCCATGTCATCCAAGATCTGTTGAATCATGCTGTCTTGGAGTGCATCGCGGTCGATGATTTTCTCGTTAGTCATTGTCATTTTGTAGGGAAGTTTTTGCAGACAGAATCACACAGAGTCTTGATTAAATCCTCCATGTCTTCTTCATATTCATTGCCCCAAGTTGAGACAAAAAACTCTTCAACAATTCCATCAATATCCCACATGAGTTGTTCACGTTGGGTTAGCATTTCTTGTTGATTCATGATGCTTTTGTGTGAAAGATAAGATTTGATAAGTGACATAAACTCAGCAAGATGCGGGCATGTATTGTTGTGGTTCAGTCAGAAAATCTGTGACCTCATAACCATGAATATCGAGACGAGAATTGCACGTTTCAATCATCTCTTTTTTATTGAACAATCGCATGGATTGGGTTTCACCTTTGAACTTCAAAGTATAAACAAACTTATCAGTCAGAATTGCATGAGGGCGAAACTCAACAACCATGGAATGACGTTTGGAAGAAAGTTGCATCAGAGGAAAGAAAGAATGAATCGGTGCTTATACTACAGGGACACTTTAGGTGGCCCCCTTTGT